ATAACTATAAATTCGCAATTTTCACTATTATTAATTGCTTTTAGCAAACTAGAAAACGATTTTTCAAAAAAATCTAACCTATCACATGTAATAAGACCAATGCCTATTTTGTTATTTTTTGTTTGCATATTGTTTTTGTAAAGTATCCATAAATTCCAGTAACTCATCTTGAGTTACCCCGACTGGATCATTTTGTGATGGTATATATTTGTGTTGATGATAAAAATAAGCAAAAGATAATTGTAATGATTTTTCGAGTTTATCGTTTTTGACATCCACATCTTGGAAGTTTATTTTTTCTATTTGAGTTGAGGACTCTTCAATATCATTTTGAGAAATGGTTGGGTTATAATGGTTGGGAGGATATACCTTTTCCTTTCTCAATTTTATTATGTATTCCAATACGTCTAAATTTTTACTATTAAAATATCTTTCATCAAAAAATTTAAAGTTTTTAACAATACCGGAATATAAAAAGATAAAATTTGTATTTAAATTTGGACTTAAATTTAGTTCCAAATTATTAGAATCGTCTTCTAATGTTATATTATTATTACCCGGTCCTGTTATAAACCATGTACCAAAGGTATTTGCCAAGTTTATGGTTTTATTAAAAATATCTGAATTTTTGATTGTTACGTTTGAATTAATAATAAAATAGTACTTAAACCCCATTATTCGTAATTGGGTTAATACATAATTTCTTAATGTAGCAAAGGAAACTTCTGTTGTGTAATGTTTATTTGATTTCGATGTTTTTTTCTTATTGCAAACAACCACAACATTGTCTTTCAATTCATCAGGAATTGAATTCAAACAATTTTGTAAGTCTAAATCTGAATATACATCTATTATGCCTATACCAATGTCTTTGTTTGTCATATTTTGTTAATGCTGTAAATTTCTTTAATGTAATCTGTTAATTCTTTTTTGTTTTTTATATCGATATTGTTGATATAACTTTCAATGTCATCCATTATGTTAACATATTCTAATTTTTTTTCCACTTGATCTGTGTTTATTTTAATATCAGGTTCTTTATAATCCAACCTAAAATTGACAGGTAAATGTTTTTGTATTTTAGAACTGAGTATTGTTAATTTATCAGAATCAATATGTGAATCGACCACCAAACTTATGTGATTTTTAGCAATTTTATTCTTTAATTCATCATCAGTATCTTCTCCTGTTAATATTTTATTTACAGATAATTTAAAATATTTTGGTGATATATCATTTTCTATAAATTCAAACTCATTTTTATCAATATCGTAGATATATACACCTCTGTCGTCTAATGTATCTCCAAAGTTTTGTTGATAAGGACTACCCAAATACATTATTTCGCCATTATCGTATTTTCTGTGATCTTTTTTGTGAAAATGACCAGACACGATGGTTTTTGCTTTTTTAAAAAGATCGTTTGAACTCATACCGTGTTCACACACCTTATAAGTGTTCATATAAAAAGAAACAATTTCAAAATGACCAAAACATACGTCAGAGTTTGGAATATCTTCAAATTTAGTACCCCATGGAACCAAAACTCCCTTTTTATTTCCCAGTTTAATCTCTTTTGGTTCTTTATCTATTATTTTTATATTAGACCAACCATCTAAAAGAGATATAGAGTTTACTAAACTATGATCTTTATAAAAACTATCATGATTACCGGCTAATATATAGATTTGAAAGTCTTTAAAACAATCAAAGAATTTTTTTGCGGTGTCTAATGTTGCTACCGATATTTCAGATCTATTATGAAATACATCACCACATATAACAATATCATTAATGCCTTTTTCTAAAAATTTTTTAGAACACCAGTCTGCAAACTCTAGTACTATGTTGTGCCAAACTATACTATCTTGGTTTAATCCTATGTGTATATCTGTGAAAAGTCCAATTTTACTATCTTTGATCATTACTATATAAATTTTTATTATTTTTGTAAACGTTTTGATTTTCTGCTATTAAAGACAATTCTTCTTGGTATTTCAAATGAGTTTCATTCAAATGTTTTTCTTTTTTAATTCTATTTCTAAATGCATTAAATGCTATTCGAGTAAAATACGAAAAAGGATTTGTTCCCTTTACTCTATCATACTTTTTTGACATTAGTGCTTTAAACATTCTAATTAATGCATCCCCAACCATATCTTCTCTGTAAGTGTAATTAATAAAGTTAGATGCATAGCTCAATTTGTGAGCAATTTTATTCACCATATCCGCTAAATTGTCACTCAATACACCACTATCATAATAGTGCATTATTTCTTCATCGAATTTTTTAGGCTCAACATAAAAATCTTCTTTTTTTGCCCCGTTCTTTTTTCTTTTTTTGGGCATTGCATCATCGAGTGCGATTAAATCTTCTTCTATATCAGCTATTCCGTCTACATTGGCATATATGTCATCATCGTCATCGTCTAATAATGATTCTGTTACATTATTATCATCAGACATGACATCATCGATATCGTCATCGACCAAATCGTCAATTAAATCTTCGTTATTGTATATTTTTTTCTTCATATTTAAATTTTTCTGTATCGTAAAGTTTTTTTCGTTCTTTTAAATGCGTTTTTCCATACTTGGTATTATCTGATATATCAAATATATTAGCCATTGTTTTGGTTGGGTGTAACCTAAGTGCTCTACCAATAGATTGCATTATTTTTATCTTGGCTTTTCCGGCTGATGCAAAAATTATATTATGTAAATTCGGTATATTAATACCGGTACTAAATATTTTAGATATTGCTACTACTATTATATCATTTTTTTCATTCATTAATGATCTAATATTTTCACGTTCTTCCATTTCTGTTGAACCTCTGATAAAATAGAAAGGTTTTTTCGTAATTTGTTCTAGTTTAGATACGATATTAATACCATGATCGATTCTATCGACCATTATTATAGTATTGTTTTGTAATTTATTAGCCAAATTACATATTATTTCATTCCTTCTATTGTTTTGCAGTAAAAAATCCATTTCGGATTGATATGCTTCTGCTGGTTTACTAAAATTTAAAGTTATTTTTGGTATATTCCTATGAATAACATTCAAAATTATTATTTTAAAATTAGATATAAATTTCTTATTCTTTAAATCTTCGGTTTTTTCTTGATATACGATGGGACCCAACTTTCCAATAATATTCCACTCATCTATAATGGTTGAGGGCATGGTTCCCGTGAAACCGAATTTAAAAGGAGTTTTAATAAATTTAAAAACACTGTTAATCTCATTATTTTTCTTAATGCAATGACATTCATCAACCATTAATATTTTAACATCATCTAAAATAGATAGATCGGTTTTATCGGATAAAAGAATTTGGGTTCCTGCTATAATAGTTGTTGCATCTGGATCTGGTTTGTTGTCACCCGACCATTTGGTTACCTTTGTCATTCCATATGATATGAAATCAGCACAAGTTTGTTCCACCAACTGTATGGTTGGTACCGTAACCAACACTAATGCATTTTCGTTTTTTAAATTCTCTCTCAAAGACTCTATTAATCCTGCCATAATGAGAGTTTTACCACCAGCAGTTGGTATTATCACAACCCCATTACCTTTTTTCAAAGCCTTTTCGATAGATGTCTCTTGGTGCGACCGATATGTTAGGTCGAATCTTTTTATAATGGGTGAATCAAACCCTAAATTTTTTAATTGTTCAATCTCAACATCCAATTCCACCTGTATTTGATTTGCTTGTAAAAAAGCAAGAACATTATCTAATAAACCAGAATCACACTTACCTGATGGTGTAATTGCATAGACCCTGGGTTGAGAAAACCTAGAATTTCTTCTAAATGCTGGATTTGGAGCAGAAAACCTATCACGTATTCGGTTTAATACAGAACTATCACAATTTAATTGTAATTGTTGTTTTGTTTTATTGGAATACTCGATTTTAACCATATTATGTTGTTTCGAGTTTTTCCAAATCTACGGCATTTTTGATATCGTAAGTTAATGATCTACATATATTTTCAACCTTTTCAAGATATTCAATGATAATTTCGGTTTCTTTTATTTGTTCATCTATTTTTAATATAGAATCCGAACTTTCTATTTTTCTATCTAATGCTGCTTTTGGTAAATTGGAAGGTATTCCACTATCTTGTAATGTTTTTAAAACATCTGCTTTTAAATGTTTTTTCTTAGTCTCTAAACTACTTTTAAGTCTCTTTTGATCTATTAGTCTAGCCACCCACTTATGTTTAATAGCAGGAAGCATTAATTGCTTCTCTAATAGATTAATTCTATCTAAAACTAGATCAGAATTAATCTCATGTTTAATTTTTTCAAAAAAATCCATAAGTTATATAATAAATAGATTATATACTATGATTAATAAATATCAAGAGCTTGTAAAAAAATTGTTAGAAAATAATTCAGTGTCTAATGTTATGGGTACTGCGCAAACATCTGTATACAATTCAAATGATCCAGTAAGTAAAGATACATACGAAAAAGGATATAATATAAAACCAACTTTATTAGGTTCTAAAGTTATAAAAAGAAAATTTCCAGAACTATTAACTAAAAAAACAAAAAAAAATAAAAAATGATAGATTCTGGACATTGGATATTAAGCGAAGGGGTAGTAATAGACGAAACAACATTTGGTTTTTTATATGAAATAACAAATAATATAAACAACAAAAAATATATAGGAAAAAAACAATGCATATCCAGAATTAAAAGGAAACCCTTAAAAGGTAAAACTAGAAACCGAATAGATTTTAAAGAATCCGATTGGAAAACATATACTAGTTCTTCAAATGATTTAAACGAAGATATAAAAAACCTTGGAAAAGAAAATTTTACCTTTAAAATATTAAGAACATGTAATTCTAAATGGTCATTAGCTTATTTTGAAATAAAAGAACAGATTGACAACGATGTTTTGTTGAGAAATGATTATTACAATGGCATAATTAATGTAAGAATTGGAAATGCACCAAAAATAGAGTTGGATATTTATAAAAATAAAGTAATTATATAGTATGAGTTGTATTTATTGTGATTCCAAATCTTATGGTAAAGGGTGTATTTTCTCACCTACCAACACTCATGTACACATGGATAACCACAGTAAATGTATTTATTGTTCATCTAAGTATGTAGGAAGCGGTTGTTTATACAATCCCTATGGAAAAAACCATGTCAAATCCCCAGAGTTCACAAACAGAATACAAGAACAAATAAAAAAATCTTCCGTTCTATCTTATTTATACGAAAAAGTTAAAACCTTATCCAATACAACCACGCTATCCCCTCTCAACAGATTTTACAAAAGACTTTCAGAGATAATTAACAATAGTGGACAACCCTTGTTGGAAGCATTTGAATTGCAAAATAAACCAACGTTTGATAACATATCAAAACAACAGTTTATGGAAGCTATTAATGTTAAAAATAAATTAGTTGAACAATACTCCGATATTAACAATACAATCACGAAAGCAAATTTATTTTTACCTAGCGAAATAGTGGAAGAAATTTTAATTGATGCTATTATAGATAGCTGTGATAGAACAAAAGATTAAAAATTATTTTTCATATTATTTAAAAGAAAACGTATTAGTTTTTGATATTTCTTGTTATATAGATGAACTGTCTGTTCATGTATTAGATTTTGCGTATGATTGGGATCTTTTTAAAAACGGTTTAATTAAATGTAGCGACAAGTTAATAAAAGAATTATTACAACGTAAAATAAAATCTGAATTGGAAGATTTTATAAAAGTTTCAAATGAAAACAATTGTAAAATTTTATCATATTCATTCGATACAGCAAATGTAAAAGAATGGCATAGTTTTTACGAAGAACCAAATAAAATGACAAAAATGTGTAAAAGTATTTGTAAAAAAAATTTACCCAATTTTGTAGAGTTTAAAACTAATAAAAAATTATTTACAAATAAAAAAGGGTCGTTTTTGAATTTTACTTGTATTATACCTTCGGGAGAAGATGAAGAATTTTTGTTAAAAAAACTTGACAAATTAAAAAATATTAATAAGTAGTTTTGGTATTTCTTTATTATTAGGTAATTTTAAATAAAATTGAAAAACCAGTTGACATTTTTTTTATAGGTATTATAATTCTATTTATAGAGAGAATAAATTAAGAATATATTAGTAATATTTCTTAATATTTATGAAGTCTTTTTTAAATTTACTAATTCTTTTACCGCATCTTCAAAAGAAAAATTTTGAACCCCCATTACAGATCTTTTATTTTCCTTTGGTTCAGGTGGGCATATACTTCTCATTTTCGCAAAAACATCTTTTTCTAATTTAACTATGTTCGGATCCCTTTGTATATTTGGCATGTTTCCGCCAACCGATAAATTGGTAATAGCAGTTTTTTTTACTTGCTTTGAATATATCTCATCTAAATTCATTTATGCGCAATTTTCTACTAAATTTGCTTCCGCGTCTCGTCTTTCTAGCAAACCATTCATATTTTTCCCTTCCCATATCCTCTTCATTTTCCTAATTTGGGCCGCTATTGCCTTATATTCTTTATTTGGTACCAAATCCCTTATTTTGCGCATCTCCAGCCTAGACGGTCCATTTAGGCTTGTTCCTCGGTTGAATACTATGGACACTATCGCGCCGTATGCATCAGGTGAAAGTTTTTCTAACCCTGGAAAGGTTTTTTCTGCTAATGATGCGAATTTTTTCCAGGTTACATTGTTAAATATTTCAACAGCGGTTTCCCAAGTTACCGTTATTCCAGCTTGTCTTAATACTTTGGTGTATTCTTTACCGTTTTGACCGGTTTTTCCACTAGCTTTTTTTATTAAATCTAATTTGTCAGCTGGCAGAAAGTGAAATATTTTTGATAATTCTAATGGAGTATAATATGCACAATCTATACCTATTCCAATAGTTGGCCCCGATGCACCTTCTGGCCAAGTAAAACGAGAAAGATATTTTTCATAATAGATTTTACCTCCCCCAACTTCATATTTTAAAATTAATGATAATGCTTTATTTGATGGTTCCATGGTATGTGATTAGTTATCAATTGAATAATCTTTTTCTTTTGTGTTTGTGGTAATAACAGTTACTTCATTTACATCTATTTCTTCTTTAGAAGATATATTTTCGCTTTTATATTCGACGATATTCGAAGAGTTCATACGATAATCTAAAACCGTTTGTACGCCCAAATAACTTGCAATAATTACTGCTAATATTTTTATAGTTTCTGTAAAAATAGTAACAAATGCGGGTGTTAAAGTCGGATAATATGCTGTTAAAAACAAAACACCTATACTCAGAATATAAAAAAATGTTAGTATAATAACAGAACAAAAAACAACATAGAATTTTTTAGATGACAAGAAATTAATTTTACTTAAATCTTCTTTATATTTAGGCGGAGTGTTCGGTGGATGACTTCCAGACTGTAACATCGAAGTTGCTGATTTTGCTATGTTTATTAAATTAGGCCACATATAATAATACTTATTCTTTATGTCATTAAAATACCGTCTCTATCTAACTTGAGATTAATCATACCTTGTCCGTTTGTTTTATAATAATATATACAGACTTTATATTGGTTTAAATCTGGGTTAGGATAAACATCAACCTTAATAACCCGAACTCTAGGTTCATATTTGCGTATTGTGTTTATTATGTTATCACCCAAACTTTTTCCAACAAAGGAATTTACCGAATCAAACAAATATTCATCTAACGATGCGCCAAATTCTGGATTTAATATTTTTTGACCTTTTTTTGTTGAAAAAATATTATAAAATGATGCTCTAATTGCAGCATCATCATGTAAAACCAATATATCATCAGTTGGGACAGCATTTAAACCATCACCGATAGATTTTGACACCGATACATCCAATGCCAAATCTGTATAAAGATGAGAAGTTTTAATATGTTCAGTTTGCAGATTAAACCCATCTGAATTTCTAATTTTTGGTTTTATTAAATTATCTAGTCGAACTGTAGCCATATTAGATAAATACTTATGTAAATATAAGTATAATAGTCATGAAAAAATATAACAAATTCGAAAATTTAATAGAATCTGCGTTCACACATTTTTCTAATGGTGGATTTAGAGAAGGTTCAGCGGTTAAACTAAAAGGTGCATTTTTTAATTCTCCATATTTTCAAAGGCATTATAGTGGACATGCCGGATTTTCTGAGTGGTTAAAGTCTATGGTCGATCAAGACTATTATTTTTTCATAAAAAGAGTAGTTGGGGGTGGATCAGAACAAAACGTTAAAGATGCCAATACAAACGAAGGATCGGGTGATGTATTTTTGGTATTGAAATGCGACCCTAGATCGGTATATGCTCCAACCGAAATGTCGGAATTCACTGTCCCAGGGGATTTTGAGATAATTGAGGTTTTGGACTTTGGTGTTAATTTACCACCAGTACAAAGCGTTAAAAATAAATACGAACAACCCATTGGCACTAAACCAGAGATTGTTACGGTGAATATTAACCTTGGTAATCAACCAGAGGATAATTCTCTACCAACAAAAAATATTGCAATTAAACAATAGTTTTCGATAGAGCTATAACACAACAGAAAAAATTGATTTCGTGGTCTAATACTGATGTATCTCGGTATAAATGTTCCCCGATCTCTAGTAATAGTACTTTTTTAACGATTTCATCTATTTTCGATGAAAATATTATATTAAACATATCTCTCATCAAAGATTGATAATCTGATCCAAAATCGAGTTCGTGTGATATAATATATTTTCTTATATCTAAAACCGATTCTTTAAGAATTAGACTTTTTACGACATTTTGAGCATGTACTACAGTGTTATTGCATGCGGTGGATAGATTTAAAACACCATCAATAGAGAAACGTTGAAGATCATTGATACAACGTCTCAAATCCAAGTTTCTTTTTTGTAAGAAAATTTTTAATTGCTTTTTGGTATTATCGTCTACTGTGACATTTTCATTTTCCAAAATATACAAGCATCTATTATAAGAATCTTCCAATGTCGGTTTCAAATTGAAAATTAAGCACCTAGACTCTAATGGTTCGATCACCTGATTATAATAATTGGCAGTTAAGATAAATCGAACATTATCCGAATACTCTTCCATCACATTTCTCAAAATACGTTGACCCTCTTTGGTTAACCCATCTGCCTCATCTAAAATAATAACTTTTATGTTACCATCGATAGACCGTGTTTGGGCAAATGTAGTTACTTTATTTCTAATGGTGTCTACGCCATTTTCGTCCGATGCATTAATGTAAAGGTATTGACACTTTAATACATCATTTACAATTATTTTAGCCAGTGTTGTCTTTCCGGTGCCTGGAGTTCCCCATAAGAAAATATGTGGAGTTTTATCATCTAAAACATCAAAAAACTTTTTATTGTCAGTATTTAGAATTATATCTGACATCTTCGAGGGTCTATATTTTTCGACCCATAGTGATTTATACTTTAGCATTCCTATATCATAGGGCATGCTTTTTATAAAATCAATCAATAATTAATTGCTTACCTTGAAAATTTCTAGAAACTACTTCTAGCATTTGTGGTTTGGTATTAAATTCATCAATTGTAGTATCCGACTCCAATTCGGTCAATTCATTATCATCGGAATTGTGGACATCGGTGCAATCATTTGTAATTATTTCAGTATTCATACTAAGTATATTTAGTATATCAAACTATAAATCAATGGAAAATAATAACGAAATAGATTCTAACAGTGAAATAGATTCAATAATAGAACAATTAAAGAGTGATTCTGTTCCATCTACCGTAGTACCAAAGCAATCAAATATTGATGAAGTAACAGATGATAATGTTAATGCATTTGTTTATAAGAAATCCGTTGAGCTTGTTAGTGCAAGTTTAGGAGCAGTTCAAACAATTAGAGACAGTGTATTGACTGGTGTTGATCCAAAGGAAATAGCTGCTTTATCACAACTTATAAACGCAACAACAAAGGCATTAGATACACTTAACCATATAAATATACAAAACAAAAGAAGTAAAACTAATGTGGAAATGAAAAAAATGGAATTAGAGGCAAATAAAATGATAGCATCTAAGATACCACAAACCACTAATATTCTTATAGCATCTAGGGATGAGATATTAAATGGTTTAAATGGTAAAAAAACATTAAAAAACGACGATGTTATAGATATGACATTAGAAGATATTAAAGAAGACTAAGTATATAGTATGAAATTCAACAAAATAGTAAAAAAATTATTAAACGAGGCCCCTATATCAACCTTTGTAACCAAAGATGGTCAGGTTAAAAATATAGATTTGCATATAACAGACAAATATATGCAAGATTATCAAGGTTTAATAACTCATGTTAAAAACATAATTTCTCAACTACAAGACCCTGATACACAGAATAAATTTTTAGAAGATTTGAAATTAAATGAAAGATTTAATTACTTTTTAGATTCTTTTTATAGAAAAAGATTTGAAGAGTTTTTAAACGATGTAAACGTTTAATTTTTAATTTAAAAAATATAATAAAAAACCCCATTTCTTTCGAAATGGGGTTTTTTTTGAGCTTTCGACCTGTTCTAACTTATTAGAGATAGATGCGACCTGTGTCAGGAGCAAAGGCATTGCCAAGTCCTTTAACAATAATGATATGATAGTAGAGATTAGCACCGAAGATGTGATCTACTACACCATAACGAGTCATAAGACCAACTCTTGGGGAGAAGTCGTTAGGACCAATTGTTCTTTGGATCATGACCGGAATATAAGGACAATAGACGATACCAGTGTCATAATATTCAGTTCCTTTGAAACCTAAAAGGGCATATTCTAATGAGTCTGTGCGTTGGCCATCAAGATACTGAGCATCTGTACGAGTATCGCGGTATACCGTGAAACGTCCACCGAGAGTACCAACCTTGGCAATGCCAGTAGGTTGAGTATTCACGTTGCCGTTTGTAGGCATCCACTGAAACTCTGGTAACATCTCAAAGATTGCGCAAACGCGAGGTGTAGCGATAACAAAGTTAGCACTACCACGGCGATTGCGAATTGCGATGCGATTTGCCTCGACAATTACTTTGCTATAGAAGTCACGATTACGCTCACCTAACCAACGTGCGTCGGCAGATGCTGCGTACCAGAAGCTGTATCCATTTCCTGCACCGGCATTGAGAGCAACTTGAACCATACGAATAACCATTTCGCGGTCGATTTCGGCTTGAATTTCATACGACATAGCGTTTGTCAATTCACCATCGATATCAAGACCGTTCATATTCTTCAAATCTTGCTCAAGTTCAACAGACCAGCGAGCGGCGAGACGGCGTGTGCCAGCCTCGACTGCTGTTTTGGAGAACTCGACAGTAACTTGTGGAATATTACCAGTTAATTCGAATTGACTGAGAATAGCTGCAACACCTTTATCGGAGTCAAGGACTTCGAAATCGGCATTTCCTTGAAAAAAGGAAGAGCTAGTACCAGTAAATCTAGTATCTAAGTATTGATAGCCTAATTCTTTGCCTTTTCCGGCATCGGGTCCTGATGAATGTTCAGCATAAGAACGGTCAACACCGTCCCTACCTGTGGTGGTTTTGCCATTAGCATAACCATCAAGTCCATTAGCACCTAAGCTATCTGCCTCATAGCGGTAACGAAGAGCGAAGGCCAATCCTACGGGTCCACTCATTGGCTGAACACCAACGATTTCATTAGTGATCAACTCAGGGAATGTACGACGAACCATTGGAATTAAAACCTTTGGTAAGCGTTGATCTCCTGTTGCATAACGATCTCCTGCGGTAACCGTTCCGGGAGGTGAGTATAAAGCAGTGCCGGGTGAGCCAAAAGCTCCACCAGAACCAGCGGAATTACCGCCTTCTTCAATACACCATCTTTCTTGGTTTTCCATGAGGATCGCTGTTGTTAAACGTGCATGCTCGTCTTCGATTGGCGCAACCTTATCGGATGTGTAATCGAGAACGGGTGCCCATTTCTCAACTAACTGTTGAGCACGTGATCTATCGATGTAGCCTGTGGCTGGATTAACATTTCTCATAATTTATTTATTTTTATTTACCTTTCTATGGATATAGAATCAAGAAAAACAGATGCTTTTCTTCAACTGGAAATTTTTAGTATCTACTAAGTTCATTAAGATAGTTCGAAACTGGATTATATTCTTCTGTATTAGATACAGATTCTGTAATCACAGATGGTGTTGCAGGGATTTTTGCATCTCTGCTTAAAGCCTTGTTTTTGGCTTCTTGAACAAGATCGGAAGATTTTTCTTCTTCTCCACGTTCGAACATCTCAACGACATAACTGAAGTTCTCTTCGATGTAAGAAGAACTTTTGTCGTTCAATAGATTAAAAATGAATTCTTTTTTAGCGGATGGCATTCCTTTAGTTTTCTTTTCTAAAAGAACAGCATTTATATTAACTTTGAGTTTTTCGGAAAGCATATGGTTTTCTTTGTATGCCTCATTTAATTTTTCATTAAGTTCGTCAATTTTTGTTTTACCTTTAGAAACCACCGATTTGACGCTCTCGTTAATATAATCGGAATCAATACCGACCAATTCTCTAATTTTATCAAGCTGTTTGCGAGCATATGTATTTTGCACAGCTTCTTCTAATTGTAAATTTGGAACTTTTTTGTCCAAATAAAGATCTAAATAGTTGCTGATCTCAGAAACCATTTTAGTTGAAAATTTATTAGCTTTTTCGTTGATTGCTTTTCTGTAGAAAGAAACCACATTTTTTAATTTGGATGTGTGGTTCTCAGTAAGAGCATTTACAACTTTTTGTAATTTATCAGAATGATCAGTATCGATTGCTTCTAAAAGTTTTTTAAGTTTAACCGCATGGTCATCGTCTTGTTTTGCTAAGACACTTTCAACTTCTAAAGAAACTCTAGCATTTACTTTTTCTTCTACGGCACTTTCAAATGCTTCGGTAATTGCTTTTGCTGTTTCTTCGTTGATTACACTTTCATCGACTTGTTTTAAGATTTCTGCAAATTTATTCATAAAATGTATATTATTATTTATCTTTCGTATGTTACAATTTAATTAAAAATTTAAATCGGTTACTTCTTCAAAATTTCCATGATCAGATGCGATCCATACTTTTGGGTAATATTTATTATCATTCATATATTCTTTAACAGATGCTAATGCTTCATCTTCTGATTTAAAGATACCCAAATGTTTTCCATCTATTTCAGAAACAGATGTACGATTACCTAAATGTCCATGTGGTTGTAAAACAATATCTCCACTTTCCGGTTCGTTTGAAACTTCTTCTTCTGTTGAAAAATTTTCATCCGCGTTTGGATCAAAAGTAGAATCATCCACATCATCTAAATATTCTTTAATAACTTTTTTCTTTTTTTTATTAGCACAAGGGTTGCAACAATCTTTGTGCATTTTTTTAACTTTTGCTTTTATTTTTTTTTCAATTAAAGTTTCAAGAGTTGAATTTGCCGAAGAATAATTCTTTTCGCAAATTTGTGTTATAAACCTAGAGATGTCTTTTCGCAATTCCATAATATATTATTATTTATCTTTGTTATATCGCAATTAAAGTTTTTTTATTGCATTAATGAATGTAATAAATTGTTCTTTTAAATATTCGTCTCTATTTTTGTTAGGTAATTTCGAAATAGATTTTTCAAATGTCTCATAAAAAGGTTCAAACTCGCCGCTATCAGAAAGCACCCATTTCTTAGATTCCAAGATACCATTAACGAATGCGGTTGGTACGGAGGGATCAGCAACAACATCAATAGCAACCAATCTAAAATCAGAAACAATACCAACGCCTTGTTTATTATTATCAACTCGACCCAATGCTCTAGAAGAGACACCCAACTTAACACCGTCCATTATTAATGAACGAACAATCTGTCCCATCGGTGTTGAAAGAATTTTTGATTTGCCTTCAAAAATATCACCGTTTTGTTTTAATTCGGTGACCATGTGGCAAGCTCTTTCCAAGTTTACTTCAGGAGAAGATGGGTGATTTAATTCACCAGTTGATCTACTGTTAGAAATCATATCAGAAGTATAACGATTAACCTCTTCGACCATTTGTTGTCTTGGATAAATTCTATTATTTCTATTTGGTTTATCTGCCATTAAAAATGGACCCTGTATAAAAAGATTTGATGGAGAATTTCTATTCTTTTCTTCTACCAAATATTTAAGCTCATAACTTGGCGATTCAACTAATAGATTGTAGGCGTTACTCATATAATATCAATATTACTTATACTCCACTTGATCATTTTAAATGGTTTTCATTAAAAATTAAAAATAAGTATCCTTTTTTTTCTGCATATTTTCTAGCAGCATCCCATTTTGCGCAATTAATAGCATAGTTATACTTTTCATAAAGTATGGTAGATTGTTTCTTTCTATTAGTAATAGTAGGAGGTTTTGTTTGTTTTTCTGGTTTGACTTCTATTAAAACTTTCCGAGTAGAACTATCTTTCATTTTTATTTCTGCTACCAAATCAACAAAATATCTATGCAAACGACCATCCTTTGGTGATTGGTATGGAACAACCACAGATTCAGATCCCCAGGTTATAACATTTTGGCTATTGTCTAAATATCTAAATGATAATAGTTCCAACGAACTTCTATATATTACTGGTAATGTTCCTTTATATTTATTTGGATTTTTGGGATGGAATATCCCTTGTATGTAATTTTTATTTTTTTTACCTAATGTTTTCATCAACCAATAAAGAAACGAACGGGGTCAGTATCTACGTAATTACTCATTAATTCTTTTTCCAATTCGTCTTTTTCTTTCAATCCTTGTGACATAACATCTTGGTAATTTACCGTTTGACCTCCAAATAAATTAGTACCAGTATACTTTCCTCTAGTGTGACCCATTGCAATTTTTACAAGTGCGCTGGTGTATCTAAAGACCCAAAGTTGAGATACTAAATCTTTAATCGGTTTTTGCACCTTACATCCCAAAAGACCATAATAAATTACACTATTATTTGGTTCCGGTAATATTTTTAGAATTTGATTATCTGGATTGAATCTAATATAAGGTTTTAATGCCAATAATTTTTCTCTTGTATCTAACCAATCTTTTAAAACATGCCATGTCACAAGATCATAACCAACATTACCTAAAAGATGTCCGAAATATGCTTGTTGAGCTATTGTGTGTTCAATTGTAAACAAAGTATTAACACCACTGGAATTGCCTTGTTCTATAGAAAAAACATCTACTACTTTTCTATAATCGTCTAAATCAAAATCATAACCTTCTGATGAATTTGGCATTGAGGGATCCGCTGGATTATTCATTTCTGGTGTTATACTAAAGAGTTTATCTATTCGAAGACCAACACCTCTTTCATATAAATCAGATCTAAAAATTAAATATTCTTCTGTTACGCCGGAAAATTTAGTAAACCATTCTATTGCAATGTCTATCAATTCATACATCTGCTCACTACTAATTTCTATTTGTATCAAAGGTTCTCCCAATGTTCTTCTTATTCTTTGGGCTAAATGATCATAGCTTTTAATTTTAGAATTAAAAGTAGTACTACCGTGGAATGAGTTTGGTAAAACGGACATATATTATATTTACTAAAAATTTATTTTATTCTGTAACTTCCGCCTCTGATTCTTCACCTTCAACATATTCATCAGAAGGCGAAGTCAAACCAAATCTATCTATTTCTTGTTGACATTCTTCCTGAGTCCCTGTAAATAAAATACTCTGTGTAGAGATTGATTTGTTTGTTTGCTCAAAAAATATAATATTGGTTCCATCATGGACGAGCTTCCATGCATCTGATTCGTCATATGACCAGTTGTTTTCGTTGGGTGAGATTATCATGGTATTGTTACGGAAAGTGTTGAGGTTGCGGAGTTATAAGTCGCTGTTGATCCAACGGGAAGTCCCGTCAAAGTAATAGCTCCATAAGTTTGAGATGTAGTTCCTTGGAAAAATCTGAAGGTTGTTACGCCAGATGGCGGGGAAACATTAAACGAAACCACCAACGAAAGATTCCCAGATTGAAATGTTGCGGTTGCCGTTGAAGCTCCATTGGTTTTTCTGGCTCGAATGAACCCAGCCGTGATGGTCGTTGATCCCGTGTAACTCAGCGTTGACGCAGTTAAATCTAAGTATCCATTTCCCGTTTTGTTTAGGTTTCCGCTCCCTGCAATATTGCCCGTCACTGTTATCGTGGGTGCGCCTGTGGTGCGATATTGCAAAGTAGCTCCAGCGTTTATTATAAAATTATTCGGCAAAGTTACATTGTTTGGTGTAATAATTTGCGATGCTGTCTGAGCCGTAAACGATCCAGTTCCAAAAGCATTGCCTGACATATAAGTTATTGTCCCCAAAGAAGATATTGTTCCACCAGTATAAGTATTGTTGCCGCCGATAGTTATAGCCTGAGAGCCGTTTTTAAAAATCGATCCCGCTCCACTAATAACTCCATTGAGCGTGACGATTGATGAAATTATAAGTTGCCCTTGATTAATTATTGTTGGCCCAGTATAGTTAGCTCCTCCCGTTAATGTTAAACCTCCAATTCCATTTTTTACAAGACCAATTGTGCCGCCAATTGCATGCGAAATAGTTGTCGCGGAGTAGCACATGAATTGACGAAATGTTGCTGATGTGCTGATTATAGCACTAACCACACTTGTACGTACTCTGGCTGAAAGTGATTCTGTGAGCGTCATCCTACGATTATATAAAGAGTATTTACAGCAGGAGTTATTGCATTATAACCCGCTTGTGTAATTTGCATCATATTGCTGATCATTGTGGAGTTAGCTACTCCTGTTATGTTTGAAGAAACATATGCCGAACTAGCAGCAAATGTAGTTTGCCAATTTGCAGAATTTGATCGAACTGTTGTATAGGAAGAATCCCAATTTGCAGAATTTGATCTTACAAGAGTAGTTGCTACTGTATCTCCTGCAACTATTCCTGTTAATTTGCTGCCATCACCATAGAATGAACCAGTTGCTGAAAGATCACCTAATATTGTTCCAGTTAATGTGCCTCCACTTAATGGTAAATATTCTCCACTTGAAGATGCCCAAGACGCACTCAATGAACCTACAGTAAGATATGTAGATTCCCAATTAGCCGTCAATGCTCTAACCTCGGAATCTGGACCAACAACACCAGCAGCAATCACACCCGTTAAATTACTACCATCTCCGTAAAAATAACCTTGAGCACTTATATTATTGACATAAGTGAAATCATTAGCGTGTGAACTTAAATTTGAACCAAGGGTAAAAACATTTTCATGTGATATTAAATTATTTTGACCTCCCAAAATAACCGAATAATCCGAATTAAATGATATTTTATTATCTAAACCGTTTAATATTGTTGAAAAATCTGAATCAATGTCATTATTTTCACCATTTATTACCGTAGATCCGCCACCATTAACATCGTTATTATATCCCCCTAAAACATTTGCAAATGCTTCACCTATAGTATTGTTACCATACTGTGTATTAACACCGCTTAAACTTATATCTAATATAAACGGCAAATTACTATCATTAGAAAATGATTTGATTGTATCGTCAGTAGTTTTTATAAATAATTTACCATCATAAACATTTATGGCAATTTCTCCGGAACTCAACGAAGTAAATGTTGGAACTACGCCAGATACGTAATTTTTTTTGTGTAAAATTGTTGAACTGTTAGACATTTATAATATTTATTCTAAAAAAACCTGTAAAATACTAATTTTTATTATTAAATTTTTTTAATTGTTTAATAACCGACATTTGTTTTTTATTTAAAACATCTGATTTATAACTTTCGGTTGTATTGTTTGTTTTTTTAATAAAATTTATTGAAGCTTTTAAAAATTTTTTAATATTTTTCCACATGATCTATATATTTATAATAATAAACATAATTTCCATAAATATATTTATTATTTATGAAAATGTGCAGATGTAACGTGGCGATCTTCTTGTCTAGCTTCTACTGCTTTTTTTGCAATATCTAATGGATCGTCTATATATGCCCTAACTCTATATGATCCCCAGTGATCGTATGTCCAAAGTTTATTTTGACCAGTTGGATACATGTATGCAACAATGGCATGGCCGCTTGATTTTTTCTTTTTTGTATTTGTATAATCAAATTGATAACCAACAACTTCCGACCAAACATTATACTTTCTTAGACCTTCTCTAAATGCAATTGCAGTGGGTAAACATGCATTTTTCTCTCTTTCCATCCATGCATCTGGATTAGAAGGAGTAAAGATCGATGCACATGAAGTTAAAAATGACAAAAATAAAAATATTAATATTCGTTTAAACATAGTTTATATATTTATACGAAATTATATTTTTAATCTTTTAAAGACTATTAATCCATTTAAAAGACTCATTAATCTTTTCAGAAAAATCTCTTCCGAGTACTTCGTGATAATCCTTTTTCAACGGCTCTACTTTGTTTCTAATCTCATGATCTCCATAAGGCCAGCCTAATTCGTGCTCTTTGGTATATTGTTCTACATTATCGAAGTCATGATCGAAAGGCTCCTCTTCAAGGTATTTCCAAATACTATTCATAGTTCCTTTGGGATTTTTCGTGAGTTCCTCAAAATGAACAAAATGTAATTGGCTTTGATATCTTTTTACAGCATCAGAAAGTCTTTCAACAGCAATTCCAAGTGGGGGAATGTTCAACCACCCTTGTGCTCTTTTTTCTACTGTAGTCCAATTTTGTGGAGATTGTTTTTCAACACCAGTAAAGGGAAAAGGATGTTGACGCCATTTCTTTTCAAATGAAGAAAGAATTCCTCTCATATCTCTTACAGGAACTAGCACCTTTGCATTAGGCCAGATTGCAAATAGCATATCCAAATGACCAACCCAAGAACGACATTTATCAGCTACTACAGGACGATCTGTCAATCTATTAAAGGCATTTTCACACCCTCCTTTGACATAATCATAGAACAATGTTTCCCCGTCTTGAGGATTTGGGATAGTTTTAAATTCTTCTGTAGCAGAAAATTGCCGAGCAATATAACCGATTTCATGAAGACCGCTGGTGGCTGTGGAATGAACTCTAGGATTCTGTGCTAGGATATTCATCAAAAGGGTAGAACCTGAACGTGGAAGACCAGAAACGAAGTGAATAGTTTTTGACATATACTATATTTTATTAAACTTAGTAAAGAAATCAATAAAAAACCTCGAAAGATTTTAGTCTTCCGAGGTTTTCTTGTTTATTTAGGTAGGGTTAGAGAGCAAATTCGACTACAGAATTGTCTTTCCAGCCAGCGGATTTGCCTTCCTTGCGGAGAGCAACAACTTGTTCGTGTTGTTCTTCTGTTAAGTGAATTTGAGTTACACCTTTAGGAATGTTATCAGCAGCTTGTTCGGTTTCGAACATGCGATTAATTCTTCCCATTGGTCCTACGAATGCGTGTTGTTTTTTGTTCATAATTTTTATGGTAGATCCTTTATAACTGTTACGTTATTGTTTCCTTGGAATGATAAACCAGTCCCAGCTGTCCAAGTTCCATCCGTTGCTCTGGCATGAATGGTTAGAGGACTTGCTGTGCTTAGGAATGCAGCATATCCCTCATTAAATGCGGTTTGTTCCATATAACAATTCACAGTAGATAAATTAGCATTATAACCAAATGCATAGAATCCGATACTTGTCACAGAATTTGGAATAGTAACTGAGGCGAGTTGGTTACTAGCGAATGCATAGTCTCCAATACTAGTCACAGAATTTCCAATAGTGACTGATGTAAGTTGGTTCATATAGAATACAAAGTTTCCAATACTAGTCACTGAATTTGGAATAATAACTGAAGTGAGTGGGTTATTATAGAATGCATTGTTTTCAATACTAGTCACAGAATTTGGAATAGTAACTGAAGTGAGTTGGTTACTCTGGAGTGCATTAGGTGCAATATAAGAAGCAGAGGAACCAATGTCTACATAACCTGCAATGCCTTGATTTGCTTTCCAACCACTTGGAACATTTCCATTTACAGTAAACAGAACATTTCCTGAACTGTCATAGATGGTTGTATCAACAGGACTAGTAAAGCCACCACCGCCACCACCACCTCCACCACCCACTGTTCCAGCAGATAGTTTACCAAATATTTTTATGTTTGCGTTGTTTGATTGTATTAAGTTTGCCATATATTTTTTATATATTATTTAGTTTAAAAAAAACTCTAGAACGGGATTGGACCATTCTAGAGTTTATATTTTTAGTCTGTTACAAGTTTCTTAGAACGATCCTCCATCAATTAGGAAATCGACGAGTTCGGATACACCAGAAGTACCAGTAATAGTACCAGTAACAACAGTGTTTCCGCTGATGTTTACATTAGCCGCCAATAAATCAATATCGTTAGTTGAACCGTTTGAATCAATAACAATATTCTGCCCAGGTCCGAGGGGGAGGCCGGTTGTGGTAATTGTATAATTACCAACAAGATTAGAAGCTGTAATACCATCTAAACCGTAGGTTGTATCCGAAGTTTGTGCATCATTAACAACCTTTACACTCGAACCTTCTATTTCTACGTGTGTACCAGTAGTGTTAAGTACAAAGTCAGTCGATTGAACTTGTAATTTATCAACAACTGTGGCGTCAGCATTAAATGTAGCTGAACCATCAACAGTTAATGCACCAGCAGCAGAAACGCTAGAAGCGAATGTTGCAGCATTAGTTACATATAATGTTGATCCTAATGTAGTAGCACCATCAGCATCAAGCGTACCAGTGAAATCACCGTTTACAGCAAAGATGTTTTGTGATGCAGAGATATTACCAAAGATTGTTAATGCCTCATTTGGAGTTTCGGTATTAATACCGACCTTACCATCTTCAACATACAATGTTGTATTGGCTCCACCACCATCAACTGACATTCCACCAGCAGCATAAATTGTGCCAGTAGCAGAAATATTACCAACAACTGTTAATTTTTCATTAGGAGTAGCAGTACCGACACCAACATTACCACCATCTACAATGATAAAAGCGGTTGCGCCATCATCTTGAAATTCCGCAATGTTAGTTGCACCAGTTTGGTTAACAACTAAAGCAGTTGTAGAACCAGCATTTATAACGCTAAAGGAACTAGTAACCGAGGTTGTTGTTTCAAGTGTTGATATATCACCAAGAACTGTGAAATCACCAGTAACAGTCAAGTTACCACCAATCTCAACGTTTCCGGATGTATTGATAGTATCAGAACTAATACCAGTAGAAACAGTTAATCCACCGTTGAGGACAACTGCATCTGATTCAATTTTTTCAACAAAGTATGTATCAACGTGTGATGATAAAGCAGTAGTTGCTGATCCACCGCTTGCTCCAAGGTCATCAACATATTTTTTAGTTGCTGCGTCTTGGTCGCTTATTGGGTTAAGAACATTTGTTATTAAATTTGAACCAAGATCAATTACTGAATTTGGTGAAAATGTAACAGCAGATAATGTTGTCAATCCGAGTAATGTTTTATCACCCGAAATTGCTTGTGATAACGTTCTACTTACGAATGCTCCATCGCCACCAATTTCTAGTGACCCTGTAGCAGAACCATAATATAGAGTGTTGTTTTTTTCGCTAAAAGCCAACTCACCACCAGATAATACTGGTAAGGAATCAAGTCCGCTAGAAGCTAACCGACGTTTAATTAATATTGTGTTTATTGTAGACATAGTTTTATTTGAATTGCTTTAAAAAATAAAGCAAAAATACTTATCTAAATTATTTCCACATTTGAATAAAATTTTAATCAAAAATATCCCGGATCAATAACACCATTATTGATAAAATCACTAGCACCTTGCCAATTTGCTGATAAATTCTGTTGCAAGAAATTAACCTCATCACAAGTCTCTTCCCAACAAGCGGAAAGTTCTTGTAATGTGTTTAATTCGGTTATTTCTGGTGCATTAAACCATGCTGCTGAATTAGCAATAACATTAGTGGTAACTGAATTAAATAGTTGATAACTAGAACTTAATGTTTGTAATATATTGGCTAATGGTTTTAATCCCACCCCATCTGCATCTATATATACGGTAATATTATCTGGAGTTTGCATGTTTACTGTTACTGTGTTCATATATTATACCGGTTGTTCTCCTGTTTGAATTTCACCCTCTACTGCTCCAACTTCTGGCACCGCATCTGCACCAGCAACTGGAACCTCACCACCAACTGGTGCAGTTTCTCCACCGCCTCCACCAAACTCTGGAATAGCCGAACCACCAGATGATGTCATTCCACCACCATCCCCTCCTCCTAAGTTACCAGCCTGTGCAACATTCTCAGCAGCTTCCAGATGTTCTCTCCAATTTGGACCAGTCTGAGCTATTTGATCCAATTCCCACTTCAATGCCGCATCTTTTCTCAACCATTCCATATTTTCGCTTATTTTTGAATCATTTAAGTCCAAATAATGACGCATTGCAAAAGTTTTTGAAATTTGATCTTGTGCTGCCATACTTTCAAAATTCTTAATCTTTAATTCCAAATTTTGATTTTGTCTCAACGCAAAATAACTACTAGGAGGAACAAATTCTAAATCGAAATAAGATTCATGTAATTTATATTCATCCCACCAACCTCTTATTTTTAAATGTGTTATGAAAGCATCTTTGAGACCTTTTGCGAATTGATATTGTATTCTCAATATCATTTTAGCAAATCTTAATTCTTCTCTCAGAATTTCCGACCCATCTTTAAACGAATCTTCGGGGTTTAATCGTGTTGCTGGCACACCCAATGCATTGTAAAGTTTTGTTACAAAATACATTAAATCCTTTAATTCACCTAGATTTTGTCCACCGTTTAACACTTGAACATCTGAACCAGTTTCTCCTGTTCTTTTAGCAAACCAAAATGAATCCAACATAGATTGTGGATCATATATATTACCAGCACTTCCACCACCAGCTTGCGGATCATATGTCTTTTTAGACCAATACGACTGCATCAATTGTTTCAAATATGCCTCTGCTTTTGCTGGAGGCATATTACCCACATCGATAACAAACTTTAATCTTTCTGGTGCTCTAACCAAACGATAAATAACAATAGCATCTTCGATTAAAGACAATTGTTTATATGCCCTTCTACCTTTTTCGATATGTGGTATTCGGATAGACATATCTTCATTCCAAATACCAGAATTTATATATGTTATTTGATTTCCTTCAAATGTTATTAGTTGATGCTGTAAAGAATTTGTTGCATTAGGATTCGGCATCGGCAAGTTTGGTTGTCCTTGCTGATTATTGGTCATGTTAATTGGTTTTTGGAAAATGAAATTTTGTATAACATTGTTTTGTATGTTATCATAAATGGGGTTAATCAATTCACCCGGAACATTTAATACCCCTATTATACCCAAATCTTTATTTCTTTCGTGTACGATATTCTCAAAGAAAATTTCACCTTCGGTTAACAATTGCCTACAATATCACCAACCTTTATGTTCAATATCAAAACTTTGAATGAATTTATAAAATTCTTTTTCAATTTCTCTTTTTTCTTCACTATCAATTTTATTGAATCCCGAAAAGGCAATATTTACAACTTTTCCATTTTCATCTTTATTTATAAACTCATCGCATATTGCATCAATACAATCAGCAACCTCAGAAAATGCTGCCATTCTTCTATATTCTGACAATCTTCTTATTTTATCGGTATCTATTTGAGCATAGATAAAATTATGATAACCCTTATCGGTTGACATCAAATTTGGATTATAGTAATCCGAATTGTTTTGATTCATGAACGGTCCGGTAATAACCGATTGTTGCATGACTCTCAATTCGCGTTTTTTAGATAGTCTATCGAATAATTCGTATTTTGGATTAGTATCACCAACATCTAATGCCTGATCTACATATGGCAATTTAGACAAAATAGAAGATATAAAACTTCTCCCATTATCTGATTGTCTATTTGGTTGTGGTAAAATATCAGGCATATAACTATAATTAACTATTTATCGCAAAAATCAAATTATATTTATGATATATTTAACCCATATAGACCACAGTCTTTACATTCAAGTCCTAATGCTCCATCATATGTGTATTGTTTAGGTAATTGGTTGTCTTTGGTTAAAATTCCATACCCGGCTTCGTTTTCTATTATTACATCTATCAATCCATTTTGGGTTGGAATTTGTGGCATCTCAAACGTTAAATAATTTTCGTTGTATAAAATAAATTCCGGGACAACAATTCCTCTGAACGATGGATACATATCATCCATTCTGGAAATACCGGAAAATGGTTGATATGTTGTAATTCCCGTAAACATATTTTCATTAGATGCACTTAGGTATACATTTCTAATTTCGAAAAAAGATTTTCCATATATTTGAATAGTAGGAAAAATGGTTGCTCCTGGATTATCCGAAATTAATACGGAACAAGGTTCAACGATTCTTGGTTGTGGTCTAGCCGACAGTGTTAAATAATCCGTTTGTCTATCATCAATGTCTATTAATATTTCTGAATTATCGTTAATTGCCGTATAATCCGAATTTATTACATAAATTTTTTTAATGACCTCGTCCATTTTTTTGAACAACCATCCCTTTATAGTAAAAGATGTATCAGCGGTTATTCTAAATGCTTGACTAGGACCCGCATCGTTTGGGTATTGTAATGCTATACTACCGTTCCACAAAACCTCGGTTCTTATTTCGTATGGCACTATTGAACCGTCCAAATCGGGAGTTTTCCAGGATATTACTATATATGGATCACAATATGGTGCAAAATTAGATATAAGTTGTTCCATATCATTTTGATATTTTGTTATCAAAGTCATATTAACACCGATATTAATAGGTATAGGTTGAGGTATATATTTTACGTAATTTGATGGAGTTGGTGTTTTGTTGTAAACAACATTATAACCATCATTTTTATTAAAAACTCTATTAGCATCTCTTGATATGGATGCTATGCTAACAGCAATTGCCGGAACTGTAATACCACCCGGTGCTGGATTTTGTAAATTATTAAATATTCTTTGTTTTGGTCCATACACATACTTCACCTTAATATTGTTTAAAGGTAACGATGGATTTTTTTCATTATCATATCTTTTTATAAAGATATCATTGAAAGCACCAACGAATTGTTCTAATATCGTCTGAATCTCCCAATAGTATGTATATTTTTTCACTATGTATATTTACATAATTATACAATTCTATCTAAAAAATGTTTTGGAAGATTGTGTTTTTCTCTCATTATGGCATCCGCAACAACACCATCTAGAATATATGTCATAGAATAATCATCTTTCGATCTGGTACATCTACCACACATCTGAATTAATTTGTCCAACATTTTCATGGTGTATTGCGTTGGATTTTTCTCAAACATAGTTTTTATTCTTTTAGAACCAAGTGGTAAATATGGGGATTTTAAAATTATTTGAAATCTTCCCAAGTCTCCATCTAAACTAACACCAGTATCTAATGATGGGCTAACTAATACTGTAGGTTCACTTGTATTTTTATGTGTTTCCAAGAGCATTTCATTATTAGTTGCAATATCTCTAAATAAAAACCTCGAATCGTCTCCAATTTTGGTTTTCAATTTATCGGCTATTTGATTAGTATGAGTATGAATTAGTCCTTTTTCATTTTTATGTTTTTCTGTAATAGAAATCGCGGCATTTAAAACATGTGGAAGATTTTGTTCCATTGTTTTGTATGACAATTTAAACTTTCTACTACAAAGAATCGGGGAACGTTTAGGATCAAACGTAGAATCCATTTCAAAATATTCATAATTTTTAATGCCTAAACTTTTCGCATATTCTTTATGATTACTAATAGTAGCAGACATCATCAATATCTTATCTGCTCGTTGAAACATATCTTGTGCTATTGGCTTAATATCATATGGACAAAAAATAACACCGTCACCGTCTCTTTTCTCTGTTAGAAAAGAACACCGTTCCCAATTTTCTACGGTTTCCTTTAATGAATTGTATAGTCTATTTAATTTAGACATACGTTGCATGCATTTAAAATAGTTCTTATCACTAATTCCGCTTGGCATATTTGATAATTCTGATTTAACATTATCGAACTCGGATTCTACTTGGAGATATATATCCTGTAACCAAGATAATGATGTTTTTTGATCATCTGTAAGAAGTTTTTTAAATTTTATATTCTCCGATAGTAAAGATGTATATTGTAAATTGAGACTACATTTAGAAACAAGTTCATCCTCCAACCCATTTGCTTCGTCACAAATATAAATTTCCCGTTTCTTTAAAAAATCCGGTAAATTGAAAAATAACCGGTAATTTAAAATAGGACAATGTGCCGACAATGATGCATTTCTTGCTCTATAATAAGGACAAACATCTGCATCAAAACACTCCTGTTTTTGTTTGGGGGAAAACATACACGGGGCATTATCTGTTGTGAAGTTATAATCAACCTCACACTGATAATTGTTCTTACCTTTAATGGTTGGAGTATCTGGAAACAGACCCTGATATTGATCCTGTAACGATTTTGTTATAGTAAGAATGAAAGAACTAGAAGATTTAGCATTTAAAAAAGTATCTTCATATAGATATTCATTGTTCTTATTTTTCTTATAAATCCCATAAGAATTTATAAGACCAATGAGAGTATCATCCATATATGATGATGAATTGCCCACAGTGAGTCCTATATGGCTTTTACCAGAGCCGGTGGGTAGACAACCAATAACAAATTTTTTACCAGTATTGAAGCACTTTTCTATTTTAGAAAGTGCTTCTTCTTGTTGTTTTCGTGGTTTAGAATTTTCTGGAAAAAAATCTACTAGTTTATTTTTAATCTCTGAAGTTTTCAAGACTTCTCACTATATCAACATTTACAACTTTGCGCAAGCAAGAACATGGAGGAAAACAATAGTCTTGTTGGTTTCTTCCTCTATTGTGTCTACCGTAGCATTTTTTACAATTGCTGGGAGGGTATTTGGTCAACGGTATTTGACCAACATCTAAAAGTTTTACATCACTTTCCAGAACATCATAAATAATTCCAGAAAAAACGCTATATACGGGTATTGATTTGTTAGTTTCCATCTAAAGATAATATTGTATCCCAAAATTTATTACCTGCAACTTTTTTTGGATATAAGTTTAAATTAATTTCAATTTCAGGTGCATATTTAGCAAGTGTTTTAATGCGGTAGTCGAAAAATACTAAATTATCATCTGCATGAATTTCAACACCATATGGTATAGGAATTTCTATCTTTTCTTTTTCTTTTTTTACGGTATTCATAATAAATACTAAAAAGAAATTTTTTTGATAAAAAAGAATTAACTTTCCTTTTTTATAAGATTTTTTGCCTATGTCCATTACAATATTTTTTTGCAATAAAAATTTACATGCTTTTTCTAATTGAGAACCGTGTATAGTCATTATTTGTTCATAAATGCTCTTTTTTGAGCAGCCGTCATCTTATTTAAAACAAGATCGAAATATCTCCAAAATTCAGCTTGTTCATTTTTAGATCCCATTTTAAAAACTTTTACCAGTTCACAGCTATTGGCTGGTATGGCTCTCCAGTCTTGCATAAAGATATCCCATACAACAACAAGACCTTTAGACTCTGCGTTATATGGGGGTTCGGATGTGGGAGGAACGAAGTTAAGTATATTTTTACCTAATGTTGAATTTAAAACTGCCACATTTAAGGTGCATAACATTCTTCGGGTTGGTGGTATACGCAGTTTGGTCCTTCGTACAAATTTTACTTCTACGATAGAAGAACTACATAAACTTTTTAATCCTGTTATGCTTAGTGACATTGTTAATCAATAGGTGAACATACTCCAAATATTCTGCTCTCATTTAAGAAAACAATATTTTTCAATCCATTTAAATTATTAACCTGAATGCCTTTGTCATTTGGAAAAATAATATGATCTCCTTGTTTGACTGTTTTACAATTTGGTCCTGCTAGTAAAACCTTAGCCACTCTCCATGCGAAATGCACCGTATTAATAGGGACCCAAATGCTACCCCTCTTGACCTCGGTACCCGCATCATTAACATCTACATATTGACACATGAGAATATCGTCCAATACTTTGTCTAGATGCCAATCTATTAGTTCCAACGAACCTCCCTTGTAGTGTTCCAATTGCACCTTACCGCCAATTAAATCTTCTTGTTCTGGTCTTGTAATCATATATTTAATTACTATATGTTGTTAAATCCGCAAGTGCTTTTTCTAAAAAAATAATTTCTCTTTTAGAAATTTCCATATTATTTGAAATCATATTAATATCAACTGGTATCTCTTGGTTGTTTTGTTTTTTAATATATTTTATATCTCCTTTTTTCTTTGATAAAATTATTTTGTAAAAATTTAAAAACGGAAAATCTAGCAGCTTTATCATCCATCTATTAGTTGTAATATTTAGAATGTTTGAATTATCAACATTTGACATAGATATCCATCTATTAAAAATAAATGCAGATACATTTTTATCAGTTGGTTCTTCTTTATTTTTTTTAAGAACCCAATCTAAATTAAGAAATAAGTTATCAGTCAATGGCTTTTTCATTTATATAATGATTTAAATTTAATTGCGCTTTCGTGCCATTCTGGAGTATTCATAGAATCTCCCATACCAAAATGGGTAACTTTTATAGGATAAACGCCCATTTTTAATCTATTTGCATTCGCTCTTAAACAAAAACTTATATCATAATGATGAAAGCTGAAGTTTTCATCAAATCTAGTATTTGTATCTAAAAGTCTAGATATATTAACACCAATAAACAAACCATCTAAAATCAAAGCACGAGAGTCTGTATCACCAAAAACCGTAGTCCAACATTTTTTATCTTTGGAATGTGATACTTCACCCACCCAATCGTTTCGTTCCGACATAAGATGCCACGCAGACATCGGCGCATTCAGATCGCACTTTTTAGAACCCGCCAACCCAACAATATCATATTTTTCAAATGCTAGTTGTAATTTTTCCTCAAGAAATAAATCTTCGATTAAAACATCGTCATGGATGAAAATTACGTATTTTTCTCTATTTTCTTCAGTAATAAATGAATTATATACGGAAGGAAGACCTTGTGTGTTTTGACATTTTACAATACAGTTACGTCGCAAACCAATTTTATCCAAAGACAATGCTAACTGAGAATTTTTATTAAAATCTGTTATATCCTTGGGTGTGGCTGTGACGATTATATATTCTTTGTTTATTTTGTTCATATTAAAAGTAAATATTTAAGATAAATATAGTGTAATGAGTAATTATAAGAAAGTCAAAAAGAAAAATATGAAAAATACAAAGGCACGTTCGGAAGTAAAAAGAATTTTAAGTTCAAATATCACAAGATTAGATTTGAAAGAAAGTTCAGATGTTCCTTTTGTTAAAAATTTCTTATATTCATTATTCAAAGAACAAGAAGAAGTTGTCCCCGATGAAAAAACACCAAAAGCACCGGAACAATTCACACCAGAACAAAATCAACAAGACCTAGAGGGGTCATTGGATCCAAATACTGACCCATCACAATTTGATGTTGAAGGCGTTTCACCAGATTTGACAGTACAGAATATTGAAAAAGTATTGGAATGGTCTAAAAAATTGGATGAGTTTGCAATGTTTTTAAATAGCCCCCAAGAAGATTCGTTACATAAAACTCTTGCTGATAATGATAGAGCAGGTAGCTTGCTCAGAGGTGTTACTAGAAAAGCATCCGATTCTATTACTAGAATTACCGGCGAGATTGAAAAATTGAAAGCGGTTCTTGATACCTATATCAATACTGCTCCTAAAAAGTTAAGAGATACCGAACAACTTAAAATGGGAAGTTAGAATATATTGTCTAATATAACATTATAGTCTATTTCATCTAACTTTTCACTTACTGCTAAATCGTTAAAGTCTTTAAATCTCATATCGGATGACCACATGAAAACGGTTTCTCCTTTTCTAGAGAGTTCTTTTATTTTTTCTTTGGCGGTTTTGTCAAATAATGGATTATCCAACACCCATATTTTTTTATGAAAAGGAAACTCGTTAAGCTGTTTTCTTTGCAAAGGGTTTAAAGACAATCCAGCGGCACTTACTGCGTTTTTAACAAACATCGAGTCTATAGGTCCTTCAAAGATGAAAATATAATCTAATAAAGGATCTACCTTATCTATTCCAAAAAGAGATTTATCATACCCAACTTTTCCTAAGTATTTTGGGATATCTCCAGATAATGACCTAGTTTGATAAAAAATAACCTTATTGTTTCTATCATAGAATGGTATACATAATCTATTTTTATGATAGAAATCTGTGAAGCTTAAATATAAACTACTTGGCCTATTTATAGCAGTAAATAATCTTCTCTTTTCACAATATTCCACCGCATTATTAAAATTTTTATTTTTGATGTAAAATTTTCTTTGCACATTATCTATTAAATTGATGGAATCATGTGGTAAACTTGGTAATTCTCTTTTATTACAAGATACAGGTTTATTGATAATATTTGTAATATTAAAAGATGTTGTGTTTTCGCGTATTTCGGAATAAACCTCATCTACTGATGAGTCTGATACATCACATATCCATCTTAAAGCATTCCAAGATTTGGAACAATTAAAACAATAGAAGCTACCACTTTCAGGATAATAATATAAACGCTTTTTGCTACCCCAACTATTACCTTCCTTACATACCGGACATCCTGCATTGTAGACGTTTTCATATCTACGGTGTTCAGGTTCTCCCGCGTAAGTATAAAACTTATTTAATATGTAAGTTTCTGGTATAGTCATACCAGACTATAATAATATATTTTTATCTATAGTCAATTAAAATAACCAGTATCTCGTGACGGTGGCTCGGGTTCGGTATCACCGAAATCATATTCGGTTTCATTATCATCTTCCTTATTATCTTCATCATAACCATCATGGTTTGATTCTACTGAATTTGTATCACCATCAGAGGTATTACCATTTTCTTCATTTTCTTCATTTTCTTCATTTTCTTGAAATGATGAAAATGCTTTTCTTTGATTTATGAAAAGTTTAAAGAATTCGTTGGTATTGAACTCTACAGATTTTTTGTTATCAAAATGATCCTTGAGATTGGTTTCTATAACTTTTTTAATTTTAGAAACCGTGAATTTATTTTCATCATTATCTGATTTTAAAAATTCTAAAATTTTTGTATAGATTGGTTTGTTTAAATTATCTTCTGACATTTTACTGATATATTTTTCAATATCATCGAAATCCAAAGAGATTTCTTTATCATGATCAGTTTTAGGTCTTCCTTCTAAAAGGGTTGTTAGATAATTTTCAAATAGCAAATCGAATTTCATACTAATATTTACAGTTAAAATGTCACAGGTACGATATCTGATATTAAACTTTGATCTTCGCCGTAATGTTTACCATTCTCTTGTATGTAAAGTTCTGTCATTTTTATTCGTTCTTCTCTGTTACCAAAAATCTCTATCAATGCGGGAGAATCATTGGTTGGGAAAATTCTACCATCGCCCCTAATATAAGATTGTTGGAATACTTTAAAAATATTATCAACCTCTTCTCTATAAACAGGATCATTATCACGCAAAGAGTTTTCTTCTAGTGGTACTTCTGCTACTTTTGTTAAAGGAAAAAATAGAATGATATCAAACATTGATAAAGTTTCCCTCACTATAATTCTTGTTTCGTCTACAAACTTTTCAGATACTTTATCGTTTAAATTTAACCAAGATGAATATGCTAGGTTATCTAAGATGCATCTGTCAAAAATTACAAAATCTTTCTTACACGACTCTATTGTTTGATCTATCAAATAATTCAAAATCTTTTTTTGAGATTCTTCTGTTCCATTTTTACTATGTGGAACATTTTCATTTTTTATTAAATCTCTATATGAACTACTAGGCGTTTCATACATCGGCCATTTTTTTAAAAAATCTTGTATGTATGTGGTCTTACCTGTACTATGGGTTCCGATGGTTGCTATTTTCATAAAGGTTCGTGATCGTTAATTTCTAATTCTGGAAAATATGACATAATTTCCTCCGTCTGAGTTTCATCAAACCCATATTCATTTAATCGTGTAATGTATATTCCTTCAGTTGGTATTTCGGGGTTCTGTAATCGTATCTTCTTAGATAATTCTATCATACTATCAATATCGTCTTTATACCAATTTGCGCATACATCCACAGAAGATGCAAAAAGCAAAGACTCCAAAATAATTTTTAGTTCTTCTTTAGAAATTTTTAATTCGATCATATGTATATATTACTATATATATGATAAAAAACAACTTTTATTTTTTAAATTTCGCTACTTTTTGGAAAATTTGTTGGAGATTGATCCATAATGTTTATTAAGTCAGATTCCGCGTCTTTAGGAGACTTATTTATTTTTTGATTTAAATTTGCTATTTCGTTTCTTTTGGTTTCATCGTCGCTAAAGGCCATCAATAATGCCTTTTGAATTAAAAACAATAAACTTTTATATTTTTCTTCGTCCAAATCTATGGTTTCCTCATTCGGTAAAGCAGTTTCCATTTCATCGGAAACCACGGGTTGTTCTTCGCCTGATAGCATAGATTCTTCAGGTGCTGGTGCCATATCTTGTTCTGTTAAATATTGTTTTGCTGCTTCGTTGTATATTTGTGAGAATTTCATTTTATATATTTATATTAAAAATTAAACATTTCAAATTATTTCGGTAAGTAATATTAATGGACGAGAGTTTTATTTTCAACAAAAATTCATATGTGGCATTTGATGGCACTAGTTTAAGAGATATAATCATTGATAGATTAAATCGAGGTAATGTATTCACGGATCAAAATTACCAAGGTTCTAATATATCAGCAGTTATAGATATTATTGCATATTCCTTTAGTAATCTACTATTTTATTTAAATAAAACATCTTCCGAAAGTTTGTTTTCAGAATCTCAATTATATGAGAACATGAATAGAATAGTTAAACTTTTGAACTATAAACCGATTGGTCCACAAGGACAAACATTGCCTGTTAAATTAACGGTAAGCAATTTAGCAGCAGGAAATTACATAATACCAAAATATAGTTACATAACAGTTGGAACTACAACATATTGTTTCGACGAGGATGTTTCTTTTTCTAAGTTGAGTAATAATGTTCTCGAAAATATAACATTATTAGACAACGAAATAACAATGAGAGAAGGTTCTTTTCAAGAGTATCCAATATATTATTCAGGTGGAATAATTAATGAAAAAATCTATCTTTCTGTGGACAGTAAAGTAACAGTTGATAATTTTTTCATAGATGTATATGTTAAAAAATATAATACAACGGTTTGGCAAAAATGGACAAAAGTTAATGATTTATTTTTATATAAAGCAAATGATATAGTGTATGATGTTAGATATAATGAAAACAAAAGATATGAAATAACTTTTGGCGATGATATAAATGGTAAAAAATTAGAAAAGGGCGATGCCGTACAAATTTATTACTTAAAAATAAATCCAAATACTCAAAACATCGGTTCTGGTGCAATACAGCAAACACAAGTAGTTCAATATAATTCATCTAGATATTTTGAAATATTGGAAGATACCGGTTTAGATACGGGAAATTATCTCAATGCACTAGGTTGTTTAAATGTTAAAATAAGCAACGATTTCCCATCTACTAGTTATTCACCCGAAGAAAACGTCGATGATATTAGAAAAAATTCACCACAGAGTTTTAAATCTCAAAATAGACTTGTTACAAAATCTGATTATGAAATTTATATACAAAAGAATTTTAAAAACATAATATCAGATATTAAAATATTGAGCAATGAGGAATATTTAAGACAACATATAAAGTATTTGTATGATAATGGTTTAAAAACACCACAAAGCGACACAAAAATATTATACAACCAAATTAAATTTGCAAATAGTTGTAATTTTAATAATCTATATTTATATGTTGTTCCGATTAACGAAGAGCAGGAATATTTAACAGCTAATCAAAAAGAATTTATTCTTGCTGGTATCAATGAAATTAAAACAATTACCACGCAAATAATACCCATAGATCCAATATATATGTATATGGATTTTTATTTGAAATCATCACAAGATGAAAAATTATCATTAAACGATATAAACAAAACAAAAATATTAATCAACAAATCATTCAATACAAGAAGAGCATCATCGGCAATTGCATTAGAAATAAAACAAATATTTATAGATAATTTTTCAAGACAAAATTCTAAGTTAGGACAAACCATAGACATATATGATTTAGCAAATAAAATAATAAACATTGATGGGGTAGATAATATAAAAACATATAGATCCGATATAAATTTTACAGCGGATGGTTTATCATTTATAATATGGAATCCGACATATCCAGATGTTGATATTTCTGTTTTTAATCAAAATTTAACGGTAGAAAATTTCAAATATCCAATTTTTAATAATATAGATAATATTCTAAATAGAATCGAAATAGTAGAAAAAACTAATTCTATAAAAATAGCAGAATTTTAATATACTATGAGCAGTCTATCAATAGATATAAACATATTAAGTTGTTATACAAAAGCTACCAAATTTAAAGTTTCCGTAAATTATCCAAATTTAACTGATTTATTAAAAATAAAATGGTCATTCGGAGACGGTGGCATAATTTACGATAAAAATTACGTGGAATATAACTATATGATTCCAGGTCAATATGATATCTGGTTATTTGGGTACACCAACACAGATATATTGACAGCGAAACAAACGGTAAGAGCCGAAAATTATGTAAAAGACTCAATTTTTTTTAAAACTATACCACCACCAGCTTTTGCAGGACACTACAATAGATACCCATTTAGAATACACATAACAACAGCAACTGTTAAAGATAATATAGTTGACCTCTATGCTCAATACTCTAGATCATATCAATATCAAGATCCTCAAAATAAATGGTCTTTCTTAAAACCACAGTGGAGGTTTTTAGATTTGGATGGGAATCAAATTTGGAATATCAAAACAACCGATACCGAATTAAAAATAACAGAAGACGGTGAAGTAGATCAAATATATGGTACAACCGTTGGAGTATCTGGATATGCTGATTTTTATTTTGTCGATGATATTTACAATTCAGATTTGGTATTCGATGGTTCTGATTATACCACACTTTGGGCTAGTTTACAAACAAGTGGTAGAAGAGTATCTAATGACAGTTTCAATGCAGATTTAAGTCTACCGGGGTTTTCTAATACGACATCTAAAGCATATGCACCGTACATGGTAAATAAAAGATTACCAGAAAAAATATTAATAACAGAAAACGGCGTTCGACCACATTCTAATCCAAGATGGACGGGTGCTATACAACCAGTAATAATGAAAGCCGGATTTGATGAATCATATGATGATGATTGGAAAGATGGTAATTCGGTATTAGTATATGAACCACCATTTAGTTTTGCTAAATATTTTCCATTAGATGCTCCGGATATTTACTTTAATTCAGGTGTCATAAATCTAAGCACAAATTTTATACAAACTCCGGTTTTTAAATGGATAGATGATACAGGATATAAAGTAGCAGGATATTATAAAGGTTCTTTCTATGTTGATCCATCAACACCGTATGCATTTAGCACAAATATAACAGCAGCTTTGTGTATGAATGCGGGAGATACAACGCTGGACTATTTCAATCCACATATATGGTTGCCAAATCCAGAAGCAGGAACGGTTTCGGTTGCTCAATATTACAAAAACAACAATCTAACATTTGAACAAATAGCAAACGACAATCTCAGGGTAGCACAAGTAAAAACTTTTGATATGCCGGTTATAGATGAGGTAGATTTCGTAAAAGACCCAATGGCACTTTCCGGTATTCATGGTATTTATTCGGTAGCGGCTTTACCAGCACCGAATTACCATGCATGGTTGTGTGATTCAGAAATGAACATGATATATAGAGTAACGACAACGGGTACTATATTATGCTCAATAGATATAAATAAAATAATTAAAAATAAAAATTTGGGATATTCTATAGAAGGGGTTCCAAGTCCATCTCATATATCATTGGATGGAAATAAAAACATATGGGTAACATTACATGATACTCTTTCCGTTTTAAAATTTGATCCGATTGGAAATTTCTTGCTTGCAACAACTCCGTTAAATTTAAAAGAAAACGCACCGACCAATACCGCATATAATTGGTTTGTAGAAAATTCGTATTACCCAACGAATATTAATAACTATGATCAACGTTTAATAGAACCCACGGGAATAGATACAGACAAAGATAATAACATATGGGTTACATATTCTAATTATTTAAGCGGGTTTGTAATAAAATATAATTCAAATGGAAATTTATTAACAACTATAAATTCTCCGGTGTGTTCAACTCCTCAAGAAATTATTACCGATAATGTAGGTAATGTATGGATATGTAATGCAGGAAATATATGGGGAACAAAGGGATCTATTCAAAAAAGAACATCTAATGGAGTATTGTTAAGTACTTTTGGTGGAATAAATAATCCAAATTATTTAGCATTAGATATATCTCAAAACATATGGTTTTCTTATGATTTTAATAAAATAGGTTTTATAGAAAACATAAACGGTACAACTCTAACATATACAATATCAGCAAAAACATTATGTGATAGTAATTTACCATATGCTGATTATCCAAAATCAAATATATCATTTAGTAATAAATATCCTAGCAACACCCCTTGGTTTGATGATAATTTAAACTCAGATGAAACCGCAATAGAAGGTATTGCGTGTGATATGAGAGGGTATCTATATATAATAAATTCTATTGAAAATTCCGTATATGTTTTTGATACTAATAAAAAAGTATTAATGGATTATTTTAAAATAAATCCGCAAGGATATTTATTCTACCAAGAAGATCAATTAAGTCCAACCAAAATGGATTATTATAAATGGAACAAATCATTACAAGCTACTGGTGATTGGACGGGTTTGAGATGGACAAATAAATTAGGTAATGGTTATTTAAAAAATTATTCTACAAAT